ATTACAACAACAACTGCGGAAGGTTGGGGATTGACAATTACCGAAGCAATGGCAACAAAAACACTTGTAGTGTGTCCAAAACATACTTCTATAACAGAAATAACTGATAACGGAGAAAACACTTTAAATTTTATGTTTAGCCAACAAGCGGTTTTTGTGAATGACTTTGAAAAAATAAGATTGGTTACAAATCCAATGGAAGTTAAAACTTTGTGCGAAGTGGTTTACGGATTATCTAATGAAACACCAGAACTTCAAGAACAAGTAAATCAAAAAATTGAAAATGCTTACAATAAAGTTTCTGCTATGAAGTGGGAAGGTATTGCAAAACAATTTAAAGTAATTATTGATAGATTAACAAAGTAAACCAAGAACCCGATTGCAAGGTTAAGTGCTACAAATATTATGGAAAATACATTTTTAGATAGACTAAAAGTTGAAAAAAATGAATTGCTTGAAAAAAAAAATAAATTGGCAATGTTTTTAAATTCAGAAGAAGTAGATAGCTTGTCTGATTCTATACTTCTTAAACAACAGTTAGAAGCAATGAACACTTATTTAAACGTTTTAATCATTAGAATTAAATTATTAGAAAAATAAAATTATGGCAAAGTCCAGAAAAAAACCAATTGCAAGGTTAAGTGCTACAAATATTATGAAAAAAGTAAAATTATTATTTAGTAAAGTATTAGAATTTTTTAAAAAAGGCAAGGTAAAAGAGCCAAAGCAAACAGATTTAGAAAAATCAAATGACAACGATGAATTTGCTGGAACAGACCAAGTACAAGAAAAAAAAGAAAATTCAGAAGATTCTAATAAAACTTCAATGCCATATATTGTAATTATTGAAAACACTACAAATAAAATAATTGAAAATGTATCTTTGTTTTTTGGTAATAGTCAAAACGAATTAGCGTTTAATTTAGATGGAAACTATGTAGAAAATGGATTAATAATTTCTTCTGGAGTGCCAAATGTTACATACAACCACATTGTTAAAAACTTCATTACTAATAAATTTAATATTGGATTAACTTACATTCAGTCTGTATCTGTAAACCAAGTTTTAGAAAAATTTACTTACAAACATCAAAATTCAAATGGAGTTTTTCACGGTAGAGTTATAACACCTACCATAGACCCTTACCAACAACAAACTAACATTGTAGGGGTTAAAACAGAATATACTTTAGATGGAGATACCGAAATTATATTGCATAAAGTACACCCAAAAACAATTGTAAGAATGTATTTTTATCCAACCTAAATTTTTAATAATTAAAAATAAAAAAACTGCGTTAATGGTAAGTAGTGGAACTTTCTGAAAAATAGTACTTAAAGTAGGGAAGTTCCGATGACTGAATATAACATACAAAAAAAGCCACTAAATGTGGCTATTCTTTTACTTTAAAAAATAAATTAATTATTTTTTAAATGCTCCAACTTTGTAAGCAACTAACGCCAACAACACAATTGTAATTGTGTTATGAACATTTACGCCACCCAAATAATTTGGAGATTTGATGTTGAATAAATCTGTCATTTTTTTTTAATTTTAATTAATATTAATCGAACAAATGTAATTAAAAAATAATTAGTATTACAAATGATAAAAAAAATAAAAGAAACCTAAATAAAATTTAAGTTGTAAATTATAATTTAAAGAACTTGTAAATATTTATTTTAAATAATATAATTTTGTTGTTTCAATTAGATTATATATATTTGTTTTTTATTCTGATAAAAATATGAAAAAAGAAAAATTAACCGAAAATAAAGCAGAAGCTACGCCAACTGGCGGTGTGCTTGTTGGTAAAAGACAAGGTCAAACAATGATTCATAATAAGGGGTCTTTGTCTGGGTATTTAGTTGGTAGAACACACGCTGAAGGTGGTATTAAAGCAGTAAATAAATCAACGGGGCAACCTCTTGAAATGCAAGGTGGCGAAGTTGTTATTACCGCACCAGCAGTAAGCGATAATACAAAAAGAGAGTTTGAAGGTAAAATGATGACTAATAGAGAAATTTTATCTACAATAAACGAAAAGGGCGGTGGAGTTTCATTTGCTAAAGATGGTATGGAAATACCTAAAAGCATAAAACATACTGGAGCAAGTTACAAGTACGGTGGTAAGACTATGACAGACCAAGAAATTATGACTTCAATGAATAGTGGCGGTCATTTAGCCGATGGTTTTTCATTAAGAGATATTGCGGATATTCATCAAGTGCCTTTAACTGAATTAAAAAAACAAGTTCGTTTAGGTATGAAAGCTGAAAGCGAACATACTTCAAGCAAACGTGAACAAATGAAAATCGTAAAAGACCATTTGTTTGAAAATCCTAAATACTACACTTTACTTGAAAAAGCTGGGTTAAAAAACGGTGGTAGAGTTCATAGAGGAAGTCTTGTTAGAGATGCTAAAGATGGTAATAGTCCAGCAAGGGATTTAAACAATTATAATGATTTATTAGATGTTCAAACTGATGGAGCAGTAGGTGGCGATAGTGGTATATATGCTGATGGTGGTAGCGTTGGTGTAGAAATAAATAATTCAGCATTAAAAGATGTAGAAAGCACAACAAGAGCGTTGGAAAATTTATCTAAAATCGGTGTAGAAATAAATATACCATACAAAGGTAAATTTGCAGATGGTAAGGAGTTTTTTATAAATTTAATTAAACCAATAGAATATACAGATTTTAGTGGTACTAAACGAAGTGGTTTTAAAGGATTAGCAAATTCTATTGTTCCTTATGAAGTTGTTGCCGAAGCATATCACAAAGCAAAAGTAGATGGTAGTAATCCAGAACTTGTAAAAGCAATAGAAAACATTTTTAAAACAAGCAACCCAGATATAAGATATGTTGATGGTGGGGAATTAAATACAGAACCATTTTTAAATTATTATTTTGAAGAATTAAAAGATTTTTTAAAAAATCAAAACGACATAAAATTAAAAGATGATTATACTTTTATTTACAATAGGGGCGAATTGTTTACTATTGAACCCTTAATAAAATCAGACAAGGATTTAGATGAAAAAATCAAAAGCGTTAATTTTGTTATATTTGATTCAGAAAATGAAAATGTAGGAGAAATTTATTTTGACCCAAATAATAAAAAGAAATTTAATGCCTACTCTGAATTTTTTGAGTGGAATAACATAAAGTTTTATGATGGTGGTAATACAACATTTGATAATAGCAACCCAGATATAAGATATGATGATGGTGGAGAAGTTATTAGACAATTAGGCAATGGTTCTAATGTATATTTTGAAACAGAAGAACACAGATTAAATGATTTTAATTATGGTAATAAAGGTAAGTATGTTTTAAATGTAGGGTATAAAGATGCAGATTTTGGAGAAAACATATATTTTGATGATTTAAAAGAAGCATTAAGTATTGCAGAAAAAATAGAACGTGATTTTCCAAATGGAGTTCCAACTGCTATTTTATTAGACAAAGTTATTGAAAATTATAAAAAAGAAAGTATAGTTGAACCAATGAACAAAGAAGTAAATAAAAAACAAAAATCATTTGAGTCGGAAGGTAGTACCGAAGGTAAAGGTAAATTATATGAATTTTTTACACCTCAAGTAGTTGCTGATAAAATGTTAGCTTTAGCACAACATTACGGATTTAAAGGTGGGAATGTTTTAGAACCAGCAACGGGAAGTGGTAGATTGATTAAAAATTTAAAGGACACAAATATTACCGCTTTTGAAATTAGTAAAGAGAACTTTGAAATATTAAAAAGAGAATTTCCAAATGCCGAGTTATATAACTATAATTTTGAAAAAGCATTTTTAAAAGAACCTCGTTTTAATACTTTATTAAACAGAAAAGGAACTGAAACGTGGTTGAAAAACGCACCGTTTGATTTAGTTGTGGCAAATCCGCCTTATGGTAAGTTTTCGGGTTTATATTCAAGCTATTTTAATTTTAAAGGTCAAGTAGAACATTTTTTTATTTTGCAGACCTTATACTTGCTTAAAAAGGGCGGTTTAGGTGTTTACTTAATTCCAAGTTCATTTTTAAGAAACGGTATAGCGTACAACGATATTAAAAAACAAATATTTGAAATTGCGGAATTTGTAGATGCTTATAGGTTGCCTTCAAATATTTTTGAAAAAACACAAATTGGAACTGATATATTAATTTTAAGAAAAAAATAAAATGAACGCAAAAATCAAAGAAAATATCAATAGCATTTTAGATAATTTAGATGCGGAACAGTATAACCGAATTTCGGATAAACTTAAATTTAAAGATGGTAGGGAATTAGTTGTAAATATGATTTACAATACTTTAGAGCAATTTCCAAATTATAGTTTTGCAAATGCTTTAGCAGATACAGAAGTAACTCTTAAAGGTTTTAATAATGCGTAATAGAGCAATAGCAAAAAATAAAGCAATTTACGAATTGTTAAGAAAATATAAGAACGAAGATAGTCCAGAAAATTTAGGTTTATCTTATGGTTTTATACCCGAAAATTTAGCCAATGAGTTTTTAGAATTAGAAAAAAAGTATTTAATTGAAACTAAAGGTCAAGTAGATACTGATTATGATAAGTCGTTATTTAGTGCGTGGTTTTATACTGAAAACAAAAAAATATTAGGTAAAGAGAAACAAGGAAGCGGATATATTAATCCAGTAGTAACAGTTGGTAATATAAATGATATTAATTCATTTATACCTTACGAAATTCAAAATATTGTTGGAACTTCAAGTAATGAAGAAGCACCAATGCAAAGTGAAACAGTAAAAAAACGAACTGTAAGAAAAGAAAATAGAATAGAAAATATGACTAATAAGGAAATAGCAATATCAAAAGAAGTTCTGAATTTTAAAAATGAACCAAAAATAGAAGTTGCAGAAATATTAACAATAGACGAAAGTTTAAAAATTTATAGTCCAAACATAAGTACGCCAGAAATTAAGGGGTACGTTTACTATAAACAAAAATTTGGTTCTCCGATGTTTGGTTGGGAAAAATACTTTTTACCTTCTAAAGCAAGTAGAGGTAGATTAGCTTATGCAACACAAAGTTTTTCTTTAAAAAATCAACAATTTGAGGATGTAAAAAACGTGCCAACGGGAACGCTTTTAGGAGTTAAGACAAAATTCAAAAATGAATATGATAATGAGGTTTTTTATGTAATCAAAAATGAAAATAAAGAACTTTATTATGCAAGTGAAAGAAATTTTAAAGAAGTTGATTCATTTGCTACTATTGATGAAGCGGAACTTGTAAATCTTGTAAAACAAAAAGGACTATGTTACGATGGCGATGATTATGTGCCAGTTTATATGTATGTTTTTGGCGATATTTTTGAAATTAAAGAAAAATTTGTAGGGAAATATAACCGTGAAACTGATAAATTTGAAGGTGGCTACAAAGATTTACTAATTGAAAAATTTGGAATTGATATTGCAAATTGGCAAGAAGGGTTAATTGATAATGCTTTAAAAACTAAATATAATTTTGATTTTGCAAATACTATTGTTTCTGAAAGACCATATTTATCAAAAGAAAATGATTTATCACATTCATTTATGATTAATGATTTAGATATTGATAGCGGTGTTTCTATACAACGACATTATGACGACTATGACCGTAACAATAGACGAAAAAAGCAAGTAGATTATGGTAAAGATTATGGTAAAAAATCTGTAAGTTTATTTGAAGCATACGAGATATGGTTTGGTTATAGTGTAAATAACAATATGCTTGATAAAACTACTGTTGATGATATTAAAAATTTATATTTTAGAAACGGAAACGTATTTTTGTCTGAAGCATCAAAACAAAAAGACAAAAAAGACCAAGAAAAAGAAAAAGACGAAAGACGAATTTTAGCAAAAATTGAAGGCGACAAATTTTATTCTGAATTTTTGGCTACTGCATTAACAAGAGCTGATTTAATGGGAATAAATTTGATTTTTAATAAATCATTTAACAATTTTGTAACTTATGATTTAAACAAAGTTCCCGTAGGTTTTGAAGCTAACAATAAGATTTTTAATTTAGATAATTTTAGATTAAAACCAGTTCAAAGAAACGGTTTAGCGTTTTTAAATATTAATAATTCTGGATGCCTTGCTTACGATGTAGGTTTTGGTAAAACATTAACCGCAATCCACAATTTAGCAATGTTGCTAAAACAAGGTTCAATTAAAAGACCCGTAATTGCAGTTCCAAAACAAGTTTATAAAAATTGGATTTACGAAATGTTTGGATATTGGACTAACGGTGCTGAACGTAATACTATTGCATTTAAAGACTCGTATTTTGTAAACGGTGCATTAACTGGTTCTAAATACAAATTGAATGATTGGTTTAATTTAGGAACAAATAGAAGTGTTGAAAATAAAGAAATTCCAGAATATACCATTACATTATTAACCTATCAAGGTTTAGAAAAAATAGGTTTTTCTGAAAAATTACATAGCGAAATTGCAGATGATTTTTTTGAAATACTAAATGTAAAAAAAGAAAAAGAAACTGAAAGAGGAATTGAAAAAGAAAAAGAAAAAACGGAAAGTTTAGTAGGTAAAGCATTGGCTAAAACTGAATATGATATTGATGTGTTAGGATTTGATTATATGGTATTAGACGAAGCACACGCTTTTAAAAACATATTTTCAACTTTTACGATACCAGAAGAATTTAGGGATAGTTGGAGAATGAGTAAAGGTACTCAATCTTCAAGGGCGTTAAAAGCATTTACATTATCATTATATATTCAAAAAAGATATAATGGAAACGTAAATATGCTTACTGCAACACCATTTACAAATTCGCCTTTAGAATTGTACTCAATGTTATCAATGGTAGGTTACAACTATTTATTAAATTCAAATATCAATAACCTATTCAAATTTTTATCATTATTTATTGAAACGCAAGTTGAATATACCGTTGATTATAAGCAAGATATTGTTTTAAATACCGTTATTAAATCATTTAAAAATAAAAATATACTTCGAGATATTCTTTACAGATATTTTGATTATCAAGACAACCCAACTGATGCTGGAGTAAAACGACCTTGTAAAGTTAATTTCCCTAATAAAGAAACTTCAACATTTTTACAAATGTCGGATTTACAAATCCAAGCACAAGCTATGGTTATTGAAGAAGCGGATAGTTACGATAGGGAAACTAATAGAGGTGCGGTAGGTAGAGCGTTGTCGTGGGCAAAATCAAATGCCTTTAGTCCTTATTTAATTCCCGATATTGAAATGTACTCGGATTTAGATGAATTTATAAATGAAAGTCCTAAAATTAAATATACAATCGAATGTATTAAAACAGTTAAGGAATTTCACGAGAATTTAAAGCAAGAATGTAGCGGTCAAGTTATTTACTCAAATAGAGGTAAAGACTTATTTAAAGACTTTAAAAAAGCATTGGAACGTGAGTGCGGTTTTGTAAAAGGCGTAAAATTTGGTTCTGAAACAGTTGATGAAGTTGAAATCATTACAAGTAGTGGAACGGAAGCGGAATCAGACAGAAAAGAATTAGTTAAAGATGCGTTTAATGAAGGATATGTAAAAGTTATAATTGGTACTGCTACAATTCAAGAGGGTATCAATTTACAAAAAAGAGGTACGGTACTTTATAATTTAGATTTAGACTGGAATCCGACTGCATTTAAGCAATTGGAAGGTAGAATACATCGACAAGGTAATATGTTTAAATATGTGCGTATTGTAGTGCCTATGTTACAAGACAGTTTAGATAGTTTCCTTAATCAAAAATTAGACGAAAAATCTAAAAGGATTGCTTCTATTTGGGATAAAAAGAATACGTTAAATGATTATTCAGTTAGTGATGCTTTAGACCCTATGGAAATTAAGTTTAACCTTATAAAAGACGAAAAAAAATTAGTCGCTATGAGGTTGGATATTAACAAGGAAAAAGCTAAAAAAGAATTTGCGGTTAATGAGGATAAATATAAAACTTTTGATAAATTAAATGAAGCAATATCAAATTTTGAATATTTCAAAAAAACTAATCTTGTTAATGCCGATGAAACGGTACAAAATTTTAATAAATACTTACAAATGATTGATAAGTATGTTAGTGAAAAAGATGCAGAATGGAATAAAACTAACAAAAAAGTCGTAGCTGATTTAAAAATCAAAATTCAAGAGGTTTTAGATATGTACGAGGACTTTAATGTTAATGGTGTTTGGAAGTCATTATTTGAATTTAAACGTGCTTGTGATAACAGAAAATTTATTGCCAACACAAAAGGCGAATATGAAGATTATGAAATTAATTACAGAAATTTAGCAAGAAAATACGATAATGATTATTATGCTAATTTAACTAATTTTAGTACTTATTCATTTAGTAATTTAATATCATCTTATGGCGATGCAAAAAAATTAGAAAAAAACTTGTTGCAACCCTATGGATTAACAATGTTTGATGATTTTACAGATATAAAAAGAGAATATTTAGATAATTACGAAAAAGCTAAAAACAATTTAGAATTTTTAGATACGGAGGATTACCAAGAGGGCGTACTTGCTGAAATAAGAAATGAATTAGAAAAAAGACAAGGCGATATTGGTTCATTAGAAGATAGAGTTGATGCTTTTGCTAATACTAACAACTTACTTACATATCCATTTGTAGATTCTGAAGCGGATAATTGTGAAATACCAAAATTCGATAATTTGAGTACGGTTAAATACTTAAAAGAAGAATTGAAATTAAATGAATACCTTGATAGTGATGATATGGATTTATTAACTACTAAAAAGAAACTGAATAAGATTAAAGACTTTTTCAACTATTCTGAATTACAAGTTGTAAAATCTAATGTTATTGAATTTTCAGATAGTATAATTGACCTTTATAATAACATTAAAGATATTCCAGAATTAGGTACAACCGATGGAGTAGAAGAAAAAATTGCTTATTTACATTATTTTAGTAGTTCAAGCGATTGGTATATTATTGAATTAGGCAAAGGCGATATATTTGATGATGATAATGATATGCAAAAAGAAGCGTTTGGGTATGCTATTTTAAATGGCGATATGCAAAATTCTGAATACGGTTATATGAATATTGATGAAATCAAAAAGTATGCTGAATTAGATTTACATTTTAATCCAACAAGTTTGAATAAAATTATAGACAAACGTAACGGAGATTATGAAGCGGAAGAAATTTCATTTGAGTTAGATAAAGCTACTGATATTGTTGAACCAACTGTAAGTTCGGAACAAACTGAAATTTTAGAAGCTATTGAAACGCTGGAATTATTATTAGAATATTCGTCTAAAAAAGAGAAAAAAGAAATTAACGAAGCTATTGAAGTTTTACAAATATTATTAGATTAACAAATAAATAAATACTATGAATACTGAAAAAATTGAAAAATTAAAAAAAGGATTAACTAATAGTCAAATCCCAGAAAGTTTAAGAGAAAAAATTAGACAACAAATTAGTAGGTTAGAAGCGGAGGACAAAGCAAATGAACCAGCTCCTAAAGAGGAAGCAATGCCTAAAAAAGAGGTAACTCCTAAAGTAGCTAAAGCAACAACGGTAAGAAAAACAACTGTAAGAAAACCAACGGTAAGAAAACCAAGAGCAAAAAAGGTTCTCGCACCCAAAACGACTACTGCTGGTAAAACGACTGCAATGTCATTAGCAAAAGAAATTCGTAAAGATGGCGAGAAGTGGACTGATGCGGTTAAACGTGCTGGTATGCAAATGAAAAAAGGAACTACTGAAGTAAAAAAATCAACAAAAACAGAAATGCAAAAATTGTTAGCGTTGGTAAAAAGACGAAAAGAATTGAAAGGTATTTCTGGAACTAACTTAAAAAGAGATTCACAAAGAAAAGCAAAACCAAAAGGAAAGAGAGTTTCTGAAAATGGTAAAGTATATTACGAGAATAGAGATAATAGAACCGATAGACTTGCACCAAACTATCCTAAAAATGCTCCGTTATTGGAATTAGGCGGTACTGTTGTAACTGATTTAGCTGGTAATACAAGCGGTGGCGATTTAGGTTTAAATGCTGGTATGCCTTTAAGTGGTTTTAGCAATACTGCTTATACTGGATTAGTTGGAGAAACTGGTGCAATGTCAAGTGGGGAAATGTTTAAATTAGGTGGAAAACTTGAAGGTAAAAAAAATCAAATAAATATGCTTTTTAAAAATCAAGGTATAAAAGAAGTTATAAGAAAAGAACACGTTGATAGTATTAGAAAAATTATTGAAGAAGATGGATTAAGCACAAAAGGAATTTCAGATGATGAAATACTTATGATTGAAAAAGAAATTATTAAAGAATTATCAAAAGGCAAAATGGAATTAGGCGGTGGACTTCCTTCTGGTTCTGAACAACATTATGTAAACTATTATTTAGGTAGTGGTACTGCACAAGGGATTTTTGAACACGGTGGCGGTGTAGAAAGTGTACCAAGAAAAGAGTATATTGAATTTGTTGATTATGTAAATGAATTTTATGGTAAAGATGGAATATATGCCGACCAATTAAATGGTGGTTTTACAAAATCACAAATTAAAGTTGCGGTTGTTAAGTACTTTTCTACTTTTGATAAAAATAGAACGTGGGGTGGTGGAGATTCTTTAGATAGAGAAAGAGTAAGAGTAATATTAGACCCTTCTTATAAAATGGAACACGGTGGCGGTATGCACGATTACAAAAAAATGGAAGATAATTACGCCAACGGTGGTTTTATGGATAATGTTTATGCTGGTGGTGGCGAAATAAGACGATTTAATCGACAAGAGCAAATGGATTCAGAAACAAGAGAAGAAGTTTTAGATACTCTTTCAGACCCCGATTTAAGTGGTGCATTGACAAATTATTTATATGGTTTATTTGATGGATATGATTATTCTGAAACAGAAAATTTCCAAAAAGAAATGAGAAAATTGAAATCAAAAGATATGAATTTATACGATAGAGTAAATAGACTTTATAAAAAAATTGATATGTATAAATTTGAAAAATATGATAATTACGCTAAAGGCGGTGGTATTAGAATAAAAAACGGACAAACTTATGATTATGGTAGAGTTTGGACAAACGACCACAATCAATTTGATAAAGGTGCGGAACACGAAGTTAATTATAGAAAATAAAATTTATGAGAAAGTTATCTAAAAGTTACGCCAAAGGCGGTTCACTTGAAGCACACGGAATAAAAGTTGGAGATACTTTTATTAAAACCGTTTCTGGAGCAATACAAAAAGTAAAAGACAAAAACGGAAATATTGTTTTTATTGATTTGTCAAATGGATATAGAGATTCACAACCGCCTTTGCCTTTTGAAATGGGCGGTTATACTGATTTTTCTAAATCAAAACCACAAGTATTGAATGAAAGTAAAATGTTAGAATACGATGTTGAAGTTCCAGAAATTGATATTGAAAAAATAAGAACGATTGACCTTAATATTGATAATAATAAAATATTATCTCTTGACGATTCTATAAGGGTTTTAAAACAGATTTACGACAAAGCAAGTATTAACGCTTACGAGGAAGTAAAAATATTATTTTTAGACAATTCAAACAAAGTAATAGGTATTTACAATCATTCAAAAGGGGGTATCACTGGAACTGTTATTGATGTTGAAATGGTATGTGCTTTAGCTTTAAAATGTTTAGCAAAGGGCGTAATTATGTCGCACAATCATCCAAGCGGAAGTTTGAGATTTAGTGATGCTGATATTAAAGTATCAAAAGAATTGAAAAATGCTTTAAATTTATTTAGAATAGCACTATTAGATAGTATTGTAATTACTGAAAATGGATTTACAAGTATGACAAACGAAGGTATTTTTGCTAATGGTGGTTCATTAAGTAGATTTGATAATGGTGGTTTAATTAGGTCATTAATTTCTGGTACAAGCGGTAGGTCTGTGGTGGAATTGCCACACTCAAAATATAAAATAATTAAAGAAGTAACAAATGCACAAACAAATGGTAAAAACAATATAACATATATGAATATTGTTTTGCCAAAAGGAAGTATTGTAAATAATTTAAGAGGTGGTGTTTTTGTTGCTAATGAAAAGTTAAAAAAAGAATATCCAACAATTTATAATGAAAAGTATGGTTTGAGAATAACCACAAAAGAGGAAACGCTTAAAGAAATTTATAAAAATTCTGAAATATTGGAATATGCTGATGGCGGAGATTTAGGCATCGAAGAAGAAATCGACCTTACAGACGATAATAGACTTCGAGTTAAAGAATTGACTTACGAATATAAAAAACCAACCTCAAAGGAATTGGCAGAAAAACATAATTCTGGAGCGTATGAGTTTATGGAGCAAGATAAAATGATGTCAGGTGGCAAAACCACATTTAACGAAAAATCAAACGCAATAGCAAAAAGATTTGAAGGAAAACGTGTCGAACCGAAATATCAAAAAGAGTACGGTAAGGTTTATTCTAAAGACGAAGCTAAAGAGGTAGGTAATAAAATCACTGGTAGTATGGTTTCTAAAGAAAAAATGATGGCTGGTGGGGAAGTTAAATTATCAGATTTAAAAGTAGAAAGTGGTATGGGAGCTGGTAAAAAAACTTGGGAAGTTTCTTATCCAAAAATAGAAGGTAAAGGAGTGTATTTTCAAAACGAATATACTAAAGACGAAGCTAAAAAACATTGGTTAGAAAACGTAGCTAAAAATTATAGATTTAATAATGGAGGCAAAATCAAAAAAGGAAACGGAGAAGCAATGCAATTAGCAAAGAAAATCCGTAAAGATGGCGAGAAGTGGACTGATGCGGTAAAACGTGCTTGGTTGCAGTTAAGGTAGGTTAGTTAATTCAATAAAAGGTAGTAATTAAAAAAAGCTACCTTTTTTTGTTTTTAAAAATAATTTTAGTCTTAATGCCTTGTTATTGAATAAATTATTATATTTGTGGTTAATTAACTTAAATAAGTAAAATATAACTATGGAAACAATTAACAGTATTTTGGCAAAATTGCAAAATAAGGTAACACCTTCAATTGCAAAAAGATTAGATGGATTACAAGCATTAAAAGAAAAGTCAGAGGTTGCAAAACAAGAACACGAAGCAGAACCAACTGAAAATTCTTTAGCAGAATTAGAAGAAATTTTAGATTATATTCAAGACACCGAAGAAGATTTGATTGAGGATATGGTTACGCTTTTTGAAAAAAAACAAAGAGAAGCAAAAAGAGTTTCTGAAAATGCAGTACCGCCAACAACTCCGCCAACAACTCCTTCAACAAAGGAAGAAGAAAAAGAGAAAAAAGGTGGTATTGGCGTAGTAGGTTTAGTATTAGGTGGAATATTGCTTGTAGGAAGTTTAGGTGCTATAAATTATTTTAAAAATAATAGGTAGAAAAAAATAAAGAGTGGATAGAAGTAAAAAGATATTTTTGATAATAGGAGTTGTAGGCGTTGCAGTAGGCGGTTTTGTGCTTACAAAATACCTTACAAGAAATGTTAGAACAATTAGGGGTGGTAGTGTTACGTTACAGACTTTTGATACTCCAGCAAGTGAAGAACCTTTAACCGAATAAATTATGTCTTTTACAAAAATAAAAATAAAAGTACCCGATGTTAATAGAACCTATGTAAAAGGAAGCTATAATTATTCTAAACCAGAAACGATTAAAGCGAATACCGATGTAATGAATAATATTTACAGAACATACGGTGGTTATATAGCAAAGTGGGGCGATGTGTTCGATATTGACGATTCTATTATAACTGGATTTATAGCAACCGAAAGTGGTGGCGTAAATGTAGGTAAAAATAATTACGATGCGGTTGGTTTAATGCAAGTTACACCCGATGCAGTTTGGGAAATGTTATCTAAATGGGATAAAATTGTAGGTAGTCCTTTGCCGAAAGTTGCAAAAGATTATTTTAATAAAACAATTCCATTAAGTAAAACATTTGATGCTAATGTGTTACCAAGTAATGCGGTTACTACTCAAATATTGGTAGCATTAAAAACGCCAGAATTTAATATAGCTTGTGGTACTGGATTAATACGTTGGTTATTAGAAGCATTTAAAGATAATTCTGGAGCAAATATAAATAAGGTAATGGTATCTTATAATTCTGGATATTACGCATCAAAGAGCAAAGTTAAAAATAGCCAAACAACCGAGCAAATGATAAATAACAAAATTTTTAATATTGAAAGTAGAGGTTACTTATTGAAAATGTTAGGTAAAAATGGCTTTTTAGATTTATGGTTTAAAAAATAAATAATTAAAATTAAATAAATAATTAAAATTAAATTAAAATGAAAAAGAACACAATGTATTTATTAGGTGGATTAGCGGTTTTGGGTGTAGGTTACTATATTGAATAAAAAAAATAATCAAAATAGTTCAACTGAAGATTATAGTAACGCAAGTGGAATGAGTACTTTTTTTCAACAAGTATCAGATAGAAATATAGACAATTTTGCAAAAGCAAATATGATTACTTGTAAAAGATTAGATGGTTCTTATTATCAAGAACAACAAGGTCGTAAATGTATTAATGGTGCAGTACAAGTTTAAAAATGGGTTATAAAATATTACCATATTCTTATACACAAGCTAAAAGATTGGGAGTTGAAATTAAACCTTCAACTAATATCTTAAAAAAAATTGATGTGTTCAAAAATGGTATTAGAGTTGCTCGAATAGGTGCAAGGGGTATGAAAGATTATCCTACTTATTTGGAATACGAAAAAAGTGGTTTGTTTCAAAAAGGTTACGCTAATAATAGGCGAAAACTTTATAAGGAACGACACCAAAAAGACAGAAAAGTAAAAAATAGTAATGGTTGGTATGCCGACCAAATATTGTGGTAAATGGCGTTAGTATTTGAGGATAAAGTTCCAGCATCTTACCGAACAGACTTTGTAAATAAAGTAAAGGAAATATCTGCTAATTTAGGCATTGACCCTAATTGGTTGATGGCTATTATGTATTGGGAAAGTGCAAGGACTTTTTCTCCGAGTATTCAAAATCCTTCTGCTGGTGCAACTGGTTTAATTCAATTTATGCCAAGTACTGCAAGAGGTTTAGGAACGAGTACCAATGCTTTAAAGCAAATGAGTGCGGTTGAGCAATTGGATTGGGTATATAAATATTATTCGAGTTACAAAAATAAATTGAATAGTTATGTTGATACTTACTTTGTAACATTTTTTCCTTTAGCAGTAGGTAAGCCAGATAATTTTGTTTTACAAACAAATACCTTATCGCCTTCTTTAATTGCTACTCAAAACCCAGCTTTTGATGTAGATAAAAATAAAACGGTACAAGTTTGGGAAGTTAAAAAAGTTATGCTTGAAAGGTTGCCAAGTGAGTGGTTAAATAGTGGTAGTTTCGGATTGTTTGTGCAATCTTATAAAGGTTATTTATTAGTAGGACTTTCATTAATAATTGGCGGTGGAGCTTATTTTTATTATAAAATAAAAAAATAAATTATGTTACAAGAAAATATTACTGATATTTCAAAAGATGAAAAGTTAGTAAAAGAGGAAGTAAATACTGAATTACATAAACACCTATCAACTATTTTTGTAGTGGTAGGTATTATATCATTTAGTTTAGGTGCTATTGTAAATTGGTACACTATTAAACGTTTAACTTTAGGAGGTAAAAGCTAATGAAAATATACGGAACAGTAGTTGATAGTAAAGGCGAACCTTTACCTTTGGCAAACATTACAATTACAAACGGTACACAAGCTAAAAAGTTTGGAACGTCAGCAGATATAGATGGTAACTTTAGTTTAGATAATGCAATTATTGATAATAATTCTATATTTGAAGTTAGCTATTTAGGTTTTAAAACTAAAACATTAAAACCAAAAGATTTGCAAGGTAAATCAATTACTTTGGAAGATGCAAGTCCAATTGAATTAAGTGGCGTAACCGTTTTTGGTAAACCATTACCTAAAAAAGCATCAAACACTTTAGCAAATTTCAAAGAACACTTATCAGCACATAAATACGTTTATGCTGGATTGGGTGGATTAGTTGGAATATTATTAATAACATCAACAATAAAAAAATAAAAATGGAAGCAGAAGTAACGGTGGCAACACCAACGCCAACACCAGCACCAGCGGTAGCAACGCCAACACCAGCAGTAGCACCTACACCAACACCTACTTTTGAAGAAGGCGGAGCATTTGAAGGTAAAGCAAAAGGAAGTTGGAAAATGGTAGATATACTAATTATGGCACTATGGATTGTAGTTCCAATATACGGTATTATGTATTACAGAAAAGCAATTAAAAAACTTGATGAACAACCGAGTGCAGACGAATTTGACAATATGAGTGGCGATATTGAAGAAATCAAATACAATGTTCAAAAAGCGTTAGGTAAAAAATATCAAAAAACATAGATTATGAAAAATATGACAACAATTCACATAGCATTATTTGGCGGTGGAGTAGTAGTAGGTTACTTGCTTTGCAAGTTTATGAAAAAATAAGATAATGAATACATTACAAAAAATTTAAAAAGTAAAATTATGACACCAATAAATATAAATTACATTGTAAATAAAGATACAACTGATTTTAATAATAATAGTATTATTAAAAAAGGAACAATTATAAAAGGTACTTTTAGTGGAATGATGCCTAATGGAGAAATTAGAATAACTACTGATAAAGGAGAAATAATTAATTATAAAGACTTACAAGAACAATCAAATGTTAATAATGCAATATCAATAGGAAAAGAACCAGCACCTCCAACAAAAAGTGGAGATGCTTTTTTTCCAAAATTAGCTGGTGCATATAACAAAAATTTGATTATTGCAGTAGTTTTAGTAGCTGGTTATTTTGCTTATAAAAAATTTAAAAAGTAAGATTATGAAAAATCAAAATTTAATTTATTTAGGTATTGTAGCGGTTGCTGGTTTTTTATTGTTTAAAAAGTACAATAAAATAACTATTGCAGAAGCAAAAGCACTTTTAAATGATTGGAA